AAACCGTCAATTGAGTTGACACTTAACTGTTATCAGTATAGAGAACTAACTGTTCTTAGTATAGGAGATAGGACAATGGAAGTGAAGAGGTTATACAACACGTTTGTTGAGAAAGTAAGAAAAGCAGATAGGGCAGAGATTTATATCTGTCCTGTGTGTGACAATGAGAGTCAGATGTGTGACACTGATTATCAAAGTTTAGAATGTGAACTAATTGAACGAGACATATTACAAGGAGACTATTATGAAAATCAAAAAACTAATTAAACTACTAGAATGTATCGAAGGTAATTATCTAGGCAAACTACCACAGGATATGTATGAGTTAGGTACATACACAAGAGAGAGTGGTGCTTGGATAGGTATTGATGAGATGGACTTTGTTCATGTGATGAGGTCATTTGAGAAGATGCAGATTGCACTTGGAGAAGAAGTGAGAAGAGATACCCAAGAGGGTAAGGTAGTTGAACTAGAGCAAGAGGTAGCTAGACTAAAAAAAGATAATGATAAGTTCTATGGCAAGTATGACGAAGGCTTACAAGTATCTGTAACACAGACTAATCAGATAATGAAACTAGAACAAGAGGTGTCACAACTAAGAGAACGTAATGCCTATCTCAAGGAACGTGTAGAGGAACTGATACCTGTCAAAGCACACCCTAAGTATGATTTTAGTGAAGTGCCTAACGATTGTGAAGGACAGGAGTTTATAGACAATGTGAAGAAGTATCTCAACACCAACAAGTACAAGATGCGTGTTAGAGGTCAACACATTAAAGATGAATACAAAGGCACAGGTGCTACGGCATATGGGCAAAACATAGAACAATCAACACACTTACGAGTGTACATAGAGGAGAAGTAGTTATGAATGTATTAAGTTTATTTGATGGTATGTCCTGTGGGCAGATAGCCCTCAACAGAGCAGGTGTAAAGTATGACCGTTACTTTGCATCTGAGATAGACAAGTATGCTATCAAGGTAGCAAAGGCTAACTACCCACACACTATACACGTAGGAGATGTGACACAGATAGGTAGACCATCCTCTGATAACATAGACCTACTGATGGGTGGTTCACCTTGTCAGGGGTTTAGTGTAGCAGGTAAACAGTTAGACTTTGATGACCCACGTAGTAAGTTATTCTTTGAGTTTGTTAGATTAAAAGATGAGTTAAAACCTAAGTACTTTCTTATGGAGAATGTGCCTATGAAACAGGAGTCGCAGGATATTATTACAAGGTATCTAGGTGTTAAGCCTGTCACTATAAACAGTAGCTTATTTTCTGCACAAAATAGAAAGAGATTGTATTGGACTAACATACCCTTTGATATACCTACAGATGACAAGGGTATAATCTTACAAGATGTACTAGAAGATGGTATTGCTAATGAAGCTATGACTAATCAGAATGGTAAGTCACATTGCATTACTGCACGATACAATGGTGCTGTGTGGTGGAACAGTATACAACGTAAGCAACGGACTATGGTACAAGTAGGTGAAGCTGACAACATCAAAGGCTTTGACAGTATCAAACGTATATACTCACCCAATGGGAAAGCTCCCACACTTACCACTATGCAGGGTGGGCATAGAGAGCCTAAGGTAGCTATTGATTTACAATCTAATGGTATGCAATGGAGAAAACTAACACCTGTAGAATGCGAGAGACTGCAGACTGTACCTGACAACTACACTAATCATGTATCCAATAGCCAACGATACAAGATGTTAGGTAATGGGTGGACAGTTGATGTCATAGCACATATAATGAAAGGCATAGAATGATTAAAAAGATAAACCCTATAGCCAAAGCTATGCTAGAATCTAGACGTAGGACACAAGTAGTTCCGTCAAAGAAAACTTATAATAGAAAGAAGGAGAGGAATTATGCTGACTCAGTTAGAGAAAATACCAAGCAAAAAGAAACCAAAGAACAAGTGGATTAAACAACAGTATAGATTAGAAAGAAAACGTAAACAGAAGCAACAACTTAGATACATAAACAATGGGAGATAAGTATGATAGCTGAAGCACTAGTATGTCTAGCACTCAATGTATATCACGAAGCTAAGAACCAATCTTTAATTGGACAGATAGCAGTAGCACAAGTAGTGATGAACAGAGTGCGTGACGAGAGATACCCCAACACAGTATGTGAAGTAGTTAAACAAGGACCTACCTACAGTTGGAAGACAAACTACCCTGTTAAGAATAGGTGTCAGTTTAGTTGGTACTGTGACGGCAAGAGTGACAAGCCTAAAGAAGGACACGCATGGGATACTGCAATCACAGTTGCACATGGTGTGTACTATGGCAACCTTGATGACTTTGTAGAAGGTGCTACACACTACCATGCTCACTATGTGTTACCATCTTGGGCTAGTACCAAGACATACATAGCAAGAATAGATGACCACATATTTTACAGATGGGATATACATTATGAGTAAAAATAGAAAGGAAAGAACATGAATAGATACTATGTAGAATTTGCAAAGAAATATGGAATACAACCATACATTTATATATACGCATATAGTGAAGAACATGTGCGTGAAATACTTGATGACTATGAATTAGTAGCAGTAGACCAAACAGACTAGGAGGTGAACATGAATAGATTTATTATAGAAGACAATCCATATCTAATAGCAAAGTCTTTATGTGACCAACATGTAGTTAAGATGCCACTAGAAGAAGCACAGATGCTATGTACTGCACTGTGGCATATTGCACCTGACTATGCAGAAACCTGCGACTTGTACAAGCCTGTGCATCAGAAACACCCATGCACATTATGGGTTATGGAAAGTCACAAGAACTATAAGTTTGCTTTTAGATTGTATCATCATATGTTAGAAGAATATACACGTAGATATGGTAGGATACACGGAGCAAAGAAACACTACAACTCTCTGCTAAATGGTATACCTTTAATACCTGAAGGGCAGATAACACAACACCCACAATGTTTTAGTGGGCTTGATGAACTCAAGACAGATGAGTTTTATCCAATAAAAGCATACCGAGCATTTTATAATGTTGACAAAGCAAGATTTGCAAGGTATAAGTATACAGATAGACCAACGTGGTTTAAAGAGGTACACTATGAATAATAACGACATACACTTCTTCAAGGAGTGGATTAGAAAAAAGAACGAGAGAAGTCTTAAAAATAAAATACGACTACAAAAAATACGTAACGAACTTAATAAACAAAAGGAGAAAGATAATGACAAAGAAAAAAGAAAGTCCATTTAAAGTGGACATGAATAGTGAAGATATTCTCGTAGCAGGTGGTACAAGAAGAGTGTTTCTTAATTATCACAATAGATTACAACGTATGCTTCGTCACATAGATGAAGCAAGGGATATTGAATTAACTCATATTAGATTAATAGAGGATTTGATTCACGAGCTGCATAGTACTTTACAATTTTCACCACAGAAGGATCAACAAGATGATTCACCTATGTTCTATTCAGACTATGTATTAAGCTCTGATGATAAAGCATGGCAAAGAGCATATAAATATGACTAAAATAATGCTTGACAAATGCTTTGATTTATTATATAACACAACATCACTTAACCAATAGGAGATATATTATGCCATATGATGTTTTACCAACGGTACATGAAGTACCTGAAAATTTAGATTTCTCTGTAGACTTTGAGACTACAAAGTTTGATGAGAAGAAATATGTTATCAACAATGAGACAGGAGATTATCTTGGTGTTGTAGGGAAAGGGTTTAACTGTGCTAGTCACAAGAAGTTCTTTGACGGTGTTCAGAATGTTATGGTAGATAACATACCTGATGCTATGGTAGACTCTACTGTAAGATGGTCAAGTGCTAGAAACAATGCTTGGGCAATGATGGATATTGTTATGCCTAATGTTAGCACTAAGATTGAAACAGATAAACATACCACAGAGGTAGGGCAAAGAATTATAGCCCTGCATGGTGTAGATGGGTCTTGTTCTAATCAAGTATTCTTTGGTGCTATAGATTTCTTCTGTACCAATGGTATGATTACAGGAGACTATGATAAGGTTAAACGTAAGAACACATCTAATTTTTGCATGTCTAGATTTATTAATGAACTTAATCAGAGTAGCTTAGACTTTCAAGAGCAGTCAGATAAATTAAAGACATGGGCTAGAGTAGAGTTGCCTACCTATTCAAATAAAGGTTGGAATGAAGTGCTGTCTTCTATAACTAAGTCAGATCAAAAGGCTAAGAAGATGCTACCACTAGTACAACAAGAGGTCAGTAAACGTGGCAGGAATGTGTTTGCATTGTATAGTGCCTTTACTAACTATGCATCTTATGCAGATGAGAGGAATGGATTTAACCTACGTAACACAGGTAATGATACACGGTCTCAATCAATGTGGGCTAGAGAACATGAGGTAACTAAGTGGGTTGCTACACCTGAATTTAAAAAGTTAGCTGCAGCCTAATGGGATATCTTACTCTTAAAAATTTAGTTAAAGAGTATTATTTATGCTTTGAGTTCAAGAGTTTACGTGACGAAACTAAACAACAATATCAGTACTTTCTGAACGTACTCTTGGACACAAGGTTACCTGACACAGACAAAAACTTAGGTGACTTTACAATAAATAATATTACAACTCTGATGGCTAAACATGCATACAACGATTGGTGTAATCGTGGTGTGCATCTCGCAAACCATGTAATGTCTGTGTCTAGAGTTATCTATAACTATGGCATAACTATGGAGAAAATAAGACAGAATCCTTTTAGTAATATAAAGAAACGAATACCTGATAGGAGAAAAACAGTGTGGACAAAGGAGAATGTAACAGACTTTTTAGATGTAGCTTATTCTGATTTTAAAACACGTAGCATAGGTCTTATAGCACACATGGCATATGATTGGTGTCAAAGATTAGGTGATATGCGTTTATTGCAATGGTCTAACTTAGATTTATCTGAACAAAGAATGCATATAGAACAATCTAAACGTAGAGCAGAGGTATTTTTACCTATTGGTGACAGTTTAGGTGAGATGCTTATACAACAGAAAGAAGATTTTGGCTTTCAGAAGTATGTAGCACCCCAAGTTAAGCCTGTCGGTGGTATATATAAGCCTTATTCTCTCTATAGGCTGCCTAAGGTGGCTAGAAAGGTAATGAGGGATGCCAACCTACCTGACGAGCTACGTTTGTCTGACCTGAGACGTACAGGAACGGTTGAGATGGTAGATGCAGGTGTATCTATGGGTAATATTATGTCAGTTACAGGACATGCTAACCCACAGAGTGTAAAACCGTACATGAAAAACACATACACAAGTGCTAATTTAGCATTACAGAAAAGAAAAGGCTTGACAGATGTTTAAAACTGTGATAAATACATATTATCATTACATAGGGGAACACATACAGTGTTAGATTACATATATAGTTTAAATATAGATATAGGTGATACACGTAGAGTGGACTGTCCTTTATGTAAAGGTTATAAAACATTTACTGTAACTAACAATATGGGTTCATTGCTGTGGAATTGTTATAAAGCATCCTGTAATGTAAGTGGTAAGAAACGTGTACATTTATCTATAGATGATATACAGACTACATTTAATAAGTCTGTAGAAGCTACTAAAGATAATACGTTTGTATTACCTGAGTATATAGTAGATAGAAAGAATACACCTGACTTAGTTTCGTGGTGTAACAAGTGGTCGCTCAATGCATCTAACTTAGACTTACGTTATGATGTAAAAGAACATCGAGTTGTCTTTCCTGTATATAAAGACAATAAGATTGTAGATGCGATTGGAAGGTCACTTGGAAAAAGATTACCCAAATGGAAGAAATATGGTAATAGTGGGTTGCCTTTTTCTTTCGGATGTGGTAAGGTGGCAGTAGTTGTTGAAGATTGTGTAAGTGCTGCAGTTGTAGGTAGCGATGTATTAGTTGGGGTAGCTGTGTTGGGTACATCTCTATCTGAAATACACAAGAAGTACATATCACAGTTTTCAACAGCCATCATAGCATTAGACCCTGACGCATTACCCAAAACACTTTCTTTTGCTAAAGAACTACGTGGACATGTAAAAGATGTACGTGTCCTTAAACTTAAGGATGATTTAAAATACAATAATACTGAAGACTTTAATAATTTAAATAACCTAACCCCAAAGGAGATACAGACATGGAACTTTCATTAGTACGCAGTCTTATGGACAAGACATTCTACGAAGAGCATCGTGGTGCTAGATGTCCTGACAGATTGTTTAGTAAAGACACAAGAAAAATAAAACAAGCTATTGATAAGGCAATGGACAGATACGAAAGGTCTGTACTGCCTGATGAGATAGAAGCATTATTTATGTCGGACAATCCTGCACTTACGACAGCACAGAAACAAGCATACTCTCATTTGTTTAGGCAGATTAAGAATGAGAAACCTCTTGGCAGTGACATTGCACAAGAAGTATTGTCTAAGTTATTTCAGCAGGTTGTTGGAGAAGATATTGCCAACTTAGGATTTGATTATGTAAATGGTTCGCAGACAAGTTTAGAACCTCTTAGATTACTACTAGAGCAACACAATGATGACTTTACACCTGACTTAAATGTAGAGTGGGATGACATGGACATTGAGACATTGTTAGCTAAGAATGCACTTGAAGCAAGGTGGCATTTTAATATACCTGCACTGACAAGACAGATTAGTGGAGTTAATGAAGGACACTTGATTGAGGTAGGTGCTAGACCTAATACAGGTAAGACATCTTTTCATGCTAGTATGATTGCATCACCTGATGGGTTTGCACATCAAGGTGCTGATTGTATTGTGTTGTGTAATGAGGAAGGTAGTCACAGAGTTGGTGCTAGATATCTTACTGCAGCTACAGGCATGACAATGAAAGAGATAAAGAATAATCCCTCAAAAGCTCGTGACTTATATGAACCTATCAAGAATAGAGTTAAGATAAAAGATGCTACAGGTAGAGATATGAATTGGGTAGAGTCTGTCTGTAAGTCATATAAACCTGACATAGTACTACTTGATATGGGTGATAAGTTTGCACGTACAGGTGGCTTTGCAAGACCTGATGAAGCATTGAAAGCAAATGCTATACATGCTAGACAGATTGCCAAGCAACACAAGTGTGCTATGTTTTATATGTCACAGCTATCTGCAGATGCAGAAGGTAAGGTGCTACTTAATCAGAGTATGATGGAAGGCAGTAGGACAGGTAAGGCAGCAGAAGCAGACCTTATGATACTAATAGCCAAGAACCCTCCAAAGCAAGATGATGGTGAAGGCGAGGATATAGAAAGACATTTAAATATTGTCAAGAATAAGTTAACAGGATGGCATGGTATGGTAAACTGTCAACTTAATTATCAGATTGGAAGATACGAAGCATGACCCAAAAAGAATTGTTTGACATTGAACTATTACATATAGATGGTGAAACAAAAACATGTAGTAAGTGTAATCAAAGATTACCACTAACAGCATTTAGTGTTTCATCAGGTGCAAACTTTCTTAGACCTGAATGTAAGAAATGTAATAATGAACTAACAAAAGTTAGAAATAGATTACGAGAAAAACATGGAATGCCTGACAAAGATTATAACTGCCCTGTATGTAACAGAGGAGAAACAGAGGTAGCAGGTAAAGGTGGTCAGAGAAATGGTGCATGGGTATTAGATCACTGTCACGACACTAGTACTTTTAGAGGTTGGCTTTGCCATAGTTGCAATAGAGCATTAGGTGGATTTTCAGATAGTGTTGACATTTTAAAAAAAGCTATTATATATTTAGAGAGACATATGGAGAAGATAAATGAAACTAATACTTGATGTAGAGAATACAGTAACAAAGCGAGATGATAAAATGCATCTTGACCCATTTGAAAAAGACAACCAATTAATTATGGTAGGCTGTCTTACAGAGGACGGTAAGGAATATCTGTTTCACCATGAGACAGGCTTTGACGGTGTGCAGCAGTTGCTTGACAGCACTACTATCCTAGTCGGACACAATATATCTTATGACTTAATGTGGCTTTGGGAATGTGGTTTTAAATATGACGGTGATGTATTTGATACTATGCTTGTAGAATATATAATGCTACGTGGTCAGAAGAAACCTCTATCTCTTGAAGCCTGTGCCGAAAGATATAGCCTACACACACAGAAGAAAGATACACTTAAAGAATATTTTAAGAAAGGTTTAGGTGTTGATGACGTACCAAAAGAAGAGTTATCAGAGTATCTGTCAGCAGATTTAAATGCTACAAAGGAGTTATCAGATGCATTATATAAAAAACTTAATGATGATGAGCATAGTGGTCTTGTTGCTACTGTTAATCATACCAATCGTGTTGCCCTTACTCTTGCTAATATATATAAGCGTGGGTTTAATGTGGATACAGAATCTCTTAAACAAGTACAATCAGAGTTTGAAAAAGAAAAAGCTGATGTCGAGAAGAGACTTTCTTCTCAAGTCAAGAAACTTATGGGAGATACACAGATAAATCTTAACAGCCCTGAACAGATGTCGTGGGTTATATATAGTAGAAAGCCTAAAGATAAAACAACATGGCTTAATAACTTTACACCTTATATGGGTAAGGCAGACTTTACTAAGGTTATAAAAGAGAACAGCAATATAGTTTATAAGACTATCGCTGTAAAATGCTCAGTATGTTATGGAGCAGGTTTTATTAAGAAGATAAAGAAAGATGGTACACCTTATAAGAATGATACTAAGTGTTCTGAGTGTGATGGTTCAGGTTATTTGTTTAAACCAACCCAATCTATAGCAGGTCTAAAGTTTAATGCACCTACAGCTAAATGGGTTAGTGCAAATGGGTTTAGTGTAAATAAAAACATGCTAGGCATACTACAAAGTGTAGCTAAGAGAAATAATTCTATGGCTGCATATAACTTTTTAGCAGACTTACAAAGACTATCTGCATTAGATACATACCTATCTTCTTTTGTAGAAGGTATAAATACATATTTAAAAGACGATGGTAAGTTGCATGTAAGATTATTACAGCACAGGACATCTACAGGTAGGTTTAGTGGAGCAGAACCTAATATGCAAAATATGCCTAGAGGTGGTACATTTCCTGTAAAGAAAGTATTTATATCTAGATGGGAAGGTGGTATGATACTTGAAGCTGACTTTGCACAGTTAGAGTTTAGAACTGCCGCATTCTTAGCACAAGATGAAACAGCAATGAAGGAGATTGAAAATGGTTTTGACGTACATAGTTACACTGCGAAAGTTATTTCAGAAGCAGGTCAGAAGATTACTAGGCAAGAAGCAAAAGGACACACATTCGCACCACTCTTCGGAGCAACAGGGTTTGGGAGGTCAAGTGCAGAAGCCGCTTACTACGAGCAGTTTACAAAAAAATACAAAGGAATCGCATTATGGCATTCCAGATTGGCTAAAGAAGCTGTAACGCATTTTAAGATAAAGACACCATCAGGTAGAGAGTTTTCATTTCCTGATGTAGAACGAAGAATTAAGGGGGGAGTTACATACTTTACACAGATAAAGAATTACCCTGTGCAATCATTTGCTACTGCAGATATAGTACCACTTATACTAATGGATATAGATAAGAGACTAGAAGAGTATGAATCCTGTGTTGTAAATACTGTACATGATTCTATAGTAATTGATATACACCCTAATGAAATAGACATAGTAAAAAGTATTATAGAAAGTACTAATAATGATATGACAAATACTATTAATAATCATTTCAATATAGACTTAAATGTTCCATTATTATTAGAAGCAAAAATAGGTAATAATTGGCTTGACATGCAAGACGTAATATGATATAACAGCTAGACAAATAGAAAAAGGAGAAACTATGAGTGATTTAGTAACAATAAATACAGACAATTATGCAGTTATGGCAAAGGCTATGGGCATAGCAGGTGCTACTGTAGGCACAAAGACGGCTAATAATTTAAATAGATTAAGGATATGGCATTCACCTATTATGGGTGAAGAGAAGGTTGGTGGTAAGTTAAAGAAAGTAGAGGTAGTAGAAGGTGGTGTCTATAGATTAGAATTAGTAGACGATGATACATCTACATACTACTATGCAAAGACTGCTAAGGTAAGACCTTTTATGCAACGCTATATGTTAAAAAGATATGAGTCATTTAGTAATGTAAAAGACGGTGAACCTAAGGGTACGTTTCATAAAACTATTATGTCTGATAATCTAAATATAGATTTAAAAGATAACAAAGGGCATTTTAACTGTGGCAAACCTGCAGGTTATATCAAAGACTTTAAAGCACTTCCTGTTGGTATGCAAGACCTTATTAAACAGACTAAGCGTGTACGTGCTGTTTTTGGAACAATTAAGTTAGACAATCCTACTGATGATAAAGGTAATGATGTAGAACTAGATGAAGTTCCTTTTATATGGGAGATAGATAATAGAGATGCCTATAAAACAATAGGTGATCAATTTAATATCTATGCCAAGAAAGAAAAGCTACCTTTAAATCATTATATAATGTTAAAGCCTAGTAAAGAAAATCCAATGCAAAATGGTTCTAGTTTCTATACACCAATAGCACTTGTAGACTTATCAAGCACTATAGGAATAGGAGAAGAAGACCATAAAACATTTTCTAGTTTTCTTGATTGGATTAAAAACTATAATGATGGTGTATACAAAGAATGGGAAAACGCAGTTAAAGAGAAACAAAG